TGAGCCCTATAGACTCCAAGTAGGGGATCAATTTGCTACTAGAAATCCTATGGCTTTAGGTCGAGCCATTAATGCTGTTCAGACGGTCATCTCTAGAGATGGTAAATCCACCTACTCTCACGCAGGGATTATTTTGGACAGAGAGGGAACTACTTTCGAGGCCCTCTGGACCAACAAACGACAAAATCTATTTGAGGCTTATGAGGGGAAGAGGGTTGTTATTGCTCGGTGTAATATGGTCTCGGTTCCTACCTGGAGGGGGATTATTGACGAATTAGTTCGGGAGAGAGAAGGGAAATGGTATCCAGGTTACAGATTACCTTTTCAACTAATACCACCTTTAGCTAAGTACCTAACCTTCAAAGGTAAATTTCTTGTCTGCTCTGAGCTTGTAGCTCTGGCTTCTTATACTGCTTACTTAAAAGTAGGACGTAAAGACTCCGGTGGTTATTGTTGGCCCAGACATAAGTGGTACACTGGAACAACTCCAGATACATTAAGTGATGAATGGCACAGGTGGAAGAACTGGGAGATTATATTTGAAGGGTTTTTGCATAAAGAATTGTTCGACCTCAAGTAAAAAAGATCTAGATACTAGACTTGACGTTAAAACTCTAGTATCTAGATTTTTAGTATTAACCAATCCTCCCTTTAGTTTTTCCGTTTGTTAGACCCTCTAAATAGGATCTCCATTTTTCTATCTCTTCTAATCTTTCCTCATTTTTAATTATCCATTCCTCTCTTTCGTCACACTTCTTTGTTGTAGTATAATCTTTTAAAATTAGCTCGAAAAGACTTTGTATTCTTTTCTCTAAAGCGTCATGTTTATCCGAAACTTTGATCATCCAATAGCGTACTGTCCAAGTAACAAGCCCAAAACCGCCTACTGTAAGTGTCCAAGTGAGAACCTTTTCTAACATGTCAATCTCCGTCGTCAACAGTAATGGAATTTACGGCTTCTTCTATCTTTTTTAAGTACTCTTTTACGTCTTTGACGAAAGTAAAACAGATTCGGCGCAAGATCATAGTCGAGTTCCTTACAGTATCAACAAGTTCCTCTTCGTCTTTTCTTAGCATTTTTTCCTCATTGATTAATAGTAATAGTCACAGGCCCTGGAACATTAATAACAATAGGCGGTAAATTGTTCTCGGGCGGGACATAAGCGGTCCTGGTGTAAGTAACCGTATTGCTTGGCCCGGCTTCACCAGCTAAATTATAGCTCATGACATGGAAAGTTACTTCTACACCATAGGGAAGATTAAGTGTATTATCAATATCTTCGCATATTGTCTGGTTTCCGTTGTCGTAATGGATATAGTTTGTGTCATCTGACGTGTAATAGACATTGTACCCTGTTGCGTCTGTACATGCGTCCCACTGTAGGTCATCGCCAAAGCTCAGCGCAGGTAAAAGTAAAGCCGCCAAACAAAACCCAACTAAAAAATAAAATAAATTCCTCATAATTAATCCTCCTCTAAATTATGCTCTGTGTTTTAGCCAATTTAAAATATCTTCAAGATCAGCGTTAGAAACGTCTATTCCAGATAATATTATATCATCGAGGGACCCAGAAGACAAAGCCTCTTGTATAGCTAAAATATGTTTTTGTGTTAGTGTTACATTGTCTAGAACCCCAGAAGATGCTAATTTTTGTACTACTAAAAGAGTTCCTAATGTCAATACTACATTCTCAAGAGACCCCGCCGATAGTAAAGCTTCCACGATTAAGACGTGTTTTTGAACTAATGCTATGTTGTCGAGAGTTCCAGTCGATATTAATTCCTGCAAAATTAAGACATGTTTTTGGACTAAGGCTACATTATCGAGAGACCCCGCACTTGTTAGACTGGCTATAATTAATAATGTTGACAAACTTAATGTGACATTGTCGAGAGACCCTGAGGATAGCGCCTCTTGGATAACTAAAACGTGTTTTTGTGTGAGAGTTATGTTGTCTATAACCCCATTAGAGAGCATCTCAGCTATAGCAAGAATTGTAGACAAAGATACATTATCGAGTGTTCCTGCTCCAGCTAAGGCTTGAACCGCAAGAGTATGAGCTTGGGTTAAAGTTGTATTATCTAAAGTCCCGGAACTCATTAAAGCTTGTATTGCTAAAATATGCTTTTGAACAAGAGATACATTATCAAGAGTCCCTGTCCCAGTTAATGCCTGGACCGCGAGAGCATGTGCCTGAGTTAAGGTAATATTATCTAAAAGTCCAGAGTTATTTAAAGACTGTATCTCTAAAATATTTTTCTGAGTCAATGCTACATTGTCTAACGCTCCTGAAGATAGTAAAGCCTGAGCAACTAAAGTATGGGCTTGCGTGAGAGTTATATTATCAAGGATTCCCGCACTGTCAGCAGACGCTACAACTAAAGTATTACCACTTACCACAATATACTCAACAAACAAACTAGCACTTTGTTTAGTGACCGGAGGACCATCAACCCAAGTCGGACTATTTGTTAGAGTACCATCTGTAGCTGTCTGGCCACTTGAGGCGCTATGATCTCTTGCGGTTGTGCCGCTCAGTTCGTCAAGTGGAAAATAGGCTAAAAGATTGGAGTGACCCATGCACCATTGAGGATGCCATCGAAGTAGATCTACCTCATCTTGAGATAATTTAGCGTCCCACCAGGCAAAATGAGCAATGGTTACGTCGTCATGTATAGCACTATCATCACCTCCGAAGCGTCGGATGGTTGGATCTATTTCTGTGTTATCATCCCAGCTTGTATATGTCAGGCTTTGTGACACACCATCAATGTAAATATCACAGGCATTATCCGCCCCACTATTAAAAACTATATGATACCAAGTATCTACAGATAGAGACCAGGGACAATACATATACCCAAGCCCAGCCCAACTGGAATCTCTTAGCATAATCAGCAATAGATTTGTGCCGGAATTATTAATCAAAAGCAAGTGAAACTTATTGCCTGAGCCTTGATTTAAAAGGAATAGACTTTGGTATTCGTTGTCAGCATTTGGAATAGAGGATGTCTTATACCAAAGAGAAACCGCTTTATCATCATCAACAGGCGTAACCGTCCACTTAGCGTTATCCGCTAGAGCAATATACTCAGTATTTGCGTCACATAAAACAGCCATTTATCGAGTCACCTGCTTCTCAGTTCCCTGCATCCAGAATTTTTTTCCAAGCATATTCAAGGGATCAAGTATGTTCGGCTCATTAAAAGCTTCAAACTTTTGCTGAAAAATACCGTACTTTAAAAGTAAAGCCTTAATGTCATCTTGTAACATGGTAATGTCGCCATAATCAGTTGCTACAAAATCCTTGGGAAGATTTGCAGAGACACCTAATTTAGAATCTATAGAGTGTATTGTGCTAAACTCTTTACATTGATCTATACCCTCGTCAAGGTTCTTGAGGGCATGGACAATTCTTTTTATTTGCAGGGTGTAAATTTCAATATTACTATCAGCCATCGTAAACCCCTATGTTGTGGTATACTCAAAAACCACCATAATCATTTGAGCCACATCCGCTAGATCGTCATTGGCATGAGCCCCAGCCCGCTCTACTCTTATTACAGCTACATCACCCGCAGCCATTGAATCATTGGAGGTCATAGTAGCATCAGCCACACTCCATTCTCCTGCCGCTGATGGAGCCGTGTCATCAACTGCAATCTCAGTATCACAAGCAGCGGTATCGAGATCATCTGCGTCGTCAGAGGCACACATAAACGCAATCTCCCACCGGCACTCATTTGCGGTAGCTGTACTTGCCATCCAGTAAATCTTAACATGAGGGGCAGACGCAAAATTTCCCGGCACGATAAACTGGAAAAAGGTTATATTTGATACAGCATTCGCAAACTCTAGTATCCATACTTCAGGCAACCCTGTTCCGCTTGAAGCGTGACGTTTTAAAATTGGGAAACTAGATATAGGCAGCAAAGCCGATTGTGGCTGAAATTGAACATATCCTGTCGCCATCTTCTTATTCTCCCGTTAAGTCGGATCTGCAAGTTCATAATCAAAGGTTGGAACAGTTACAGTTCCCCCAGATGTCAAGGCTTGCGAAGTACAGGTAGTTGTTAAAAGAATAGTACCACTCAAGGACAATACAATGTGCAAGGCTGTACCTGTATCTGTAATAGATATATCAGCTTGTTCAGCTACAGCTATTTTACGTCCATTAGTATCGCCTTCTCCAATAGTATAATCACCATTACCATCACCAGCAGTAAGAGTTACATTCGCTAATGTATTAGTAAGATCTGTAGGTGTACCAGCGTCACTACAAACATCTAACCTTGTAGCTGTTGCTACTCTATCTAAAGCATCATCTAAAACATCATTATGTACGGTCTTTGCCATTTTTCTTATCTCCTTTTATGTTTAGGTTTACGGCTCCTTTCACATTTTGTACTTTTAAAACTACAGACTTTTTCTTTTCTTTATTCATTTCGCTCTCCTTTGTTATAGGTTATTATATTAACTCTGTTCCTCTTATATAAATATCGACCGTATTTGTCCCTGAGTTATCCAAGTAATACAAGTGTACCTCATTACTGGCATCTTCGTCCTCATAAGGTAAACTTAAATAAATATTAGCGTCACCTTCACCTGAACGCATGACCATTATCTTAGGAATAGCAGCATCATCTGCAACAAAGCCATTATCATTCTGCAATAAATACAAGTCCCAATCTGTGGAAGATGTAACAACACTAATAGTAGATATTAATGCCTTACTAACATTCCAGTCAACATAAGATAAATGTAAATCCCCTTCCGCTTGTCCTGTTGCTTTAAGAAAAAGCGCAATAGGATTTCCTGTATCAGGTCTCCAAGCCATTCTTATCTCCAAAGAGGCAGGAGGAAAAATTGCCCTGATATAAAAGCACCCCATAAAAGGATGCCGCAAAGAAAACCGAAAAGGAAACAATTTCTGTCTTCTTTTCTTCTTTTTTTCCTATCTTCTTCTTGAATAAACATTTCCCTCTCCTCTACTTTTGGTCAAACCAAAGTGTTAACGTTGATATTCCTGTGGCAACAATTTTAAATTTTATTTGATCCCCAGGCTTTAACCTCAAAGGAACTATGTCTTTCCCATCACTATCTGGCCCAGATGAGGCCCCAATACCGACTGAAGTTAAGCCATTAGAAACCCAGGATAAACCACTTATAGAAGTATAAGGAGTAATAGTAATTGTCCCTACACCTTCTAAACAGTATTCATAAGCGTGAACGTCCATTCCATCACTAAGAATAACTGGTTCTGTCCAATAAGTTTCCCCATCTGCTATAGCTTTATTCGTAAATAAAGATGCCCACACAATAAACTCCTAAATGCGTACATTGTAACCATTTGACTAGAACAAACCCAACACGGCAGTAAAAGAAGTTATATCTGCCGTTCCGGCGTCAAAACTAAAACGCATAAAGGGCATAGCGTAAGGTACAATTACTACTGTAGAGGTTTCGCCCACGTTTACTATTCCTGTTCCTACGGCACCAGCACTAAGTACTGTCATACCATTTACCCAAGTAATTCCATTATCTGGAGAATATTGAAGTCCTATTGTAAGTGTTGATGAGGTTCCTGCGTGAGTATGAAAAAGTGCGAATCGCCAAATCTTCAAATTATAAGCACCGATGTCTAGTGTATCAGAATAGATAATTCCACCTGCGGCTGTTAAAGCTTTTTCTCTGTAAAGATCTACGTACATTTTTTCCTCCTAATCTTCCCCTAAATGGTAACCAGTTATTGATCTTGCAAACCCTTCCATGCCATCTTTCTTAGCTCCTCTAATCATCTGAGAAGCTTGTAATCCCCCAGGAATAAAAATCTCTGTACTTCTCCAAAGACTATTAAGTTTTCTTTTCACTGTATCTGGATCTTCAAGTTTACCTATAGAAGCTACTGTGTCTATAGCATGATAAAGAGGAGCTACAGTAGGAGGAATAGAAAATTCGCTAAACCCTTCTGGCATAGGTCCAAAGCCTACTGTAGTCTGAGCTTGTCTAGGTGTAAAACCAGTCCCATAAATCATACCGTAATAAGCTAAGGCACTCGAACTCATCCAAGTAAAACCCCTATTTATTTTTTCCCAATTATTTAGATCCGTTCTAAAGAACCATTTTTCTAAACCAGCTAAATAATTCATCCACCAAGTCTGAAAGATCGTACCTGTTTTAGATATTACACCAAATCTTTGACTAATCATGGGAGCATCAGCTAATCCATAAAGCCACTGTGTATCGGCTACTACGTCATTAACAAAAAGCTTTTTCACTTCTTCTAAAGCTGGTTTTATTACTGCTGAATTAGTAGAATCCTTAGGAATCTTGAAAAGTATTTCTTCTAAATCTTTTCTAACCCAAGAATCTCTTCCATGAAACTTCATTTTATCCGCAAATTGTTTTGTTCTCATATTACCAGGAACCAAAAATTTCTTAGCATGGTGTTCCCACTTACTTATAGCTGCTCCTGCTGTCCAATGTCTACTGAATTGATCTGTTCCTTGAAACATAAACATTCCAGCATCTCTAACAGTTTGCATCTGAGGAAGCTCTTTACCAAGAAACTTTGTACCTACTCTAACAGTTTGAGGGTTATTATAAATCTCAGGGGCGTACTCACGAATAATCCCCATTGACTCAGCGTATTTTCTGTTAGCCTTCTTTGACATAAAGTTTATGCCTTTAGCCAGCCAATAGAAGTCTTTAACTCCACCGAGATCAGTTGGAACTGTAACAAGAGACTGAAAAGCATTCTTTATAGCACTAAAAGGTTTAAAGCCTAAAGCGCCTAAATAAACCATATCATTGACACGTTTACCTAAGTCCCTTACCCTATGAGCATCCCAAACACCCTCTTTACCAAACCATCTCTCAGTCTTACCCACAGTAGACGTCAACCATTGGGCCATATGATGATCTACTACACTTGTTTCTCCGAGCATTCGGGAGACCCAATGATCATAATAGTTCTTATACCCTTCGGGAAGCTTTGAAAAGAACTCATTAGATTCTTTAAGATAAGGTCTGACAGTAAGCTCTCTAGCTTGCGCTCTAGCCCTTGTTTCTAAAAGGCTTGAAGCGTCAACGACACGTGTGGCTGAAGGATCTGTTAGCCTAGCTTTCACAAAACTAGCATTCTTGCTATTCTTCAACGCTCCAGCTCGACTAAGAACCTGGCCTTTATTATGCCTATCTAGACGAATAGAATAATTTTCTGTGTAAGAAGGAAATTCCCCTAGACTACCTTTTCTACCTGTTTGAAACTTTTTAGCTAAGGCTTCCTTCTTCTTTAAAAAGCCCTTTGGACCTAATCCGGTAAACCATTGAGGCTCAGCAACTTCTCTTAAGGTTCCTAAAAGTTTCTCTATACCCATACTTTTAAGCTTATAGTCTCCTTCAGATCCCACAATGTCATCTAGTGCCTTTAATACTCCAGGTTTGCCTTTAGGACCTACAAGAAGTTTATTTAAAGAAGTTAGACCTCGGCTATTTATTCCTTCTAATTCAAAGACTTGAATAGCCTTTTCAGCAAAAAACTGTTTATAAAGATCGTCATGCCACTCTCTATGAGCCCCGTAAAATTTCTGAGCCTCATCACTAGCAGAAGCAAGAACTTTTATTCGCTCTAAATTATCCACCCCTGATGCGGCCATGTCATCTAGCTTCACAGCAAGTTTACCATACTCTCGCCAAGAGTCAGGACTAGCTAAAAGTTTTATCTTCTCTTTGTCCCCTTTAGCCACTTTGATAGAGACAAGACCAGCTTTTGCGAACTTATGATGAAGTTTGCTAAAACATTCACCTAAATATTTATTTTCATTCTCGAACAACTTAGACGTTTTCTTCCATTGTGTGTAAGTACCATGAGCTATTTCCCCCGCTCCGTAGACTTTTCTGGAAGGAAGAAAAATTGTAGGTGTGACGTACTTATAACCTATATCAAGAACCTTAAGCATGTCTCTTCTGTCCTCTAGAAGTCCCTTCCAAAGAGCTGCCATATCTCTAGCACCGATATTTTTAAAGGTAAGATCTTTTCCTGTCTCACCAAAATACTTTTCAGCTTGATAAGCAAACAATCTGTCTGGATCAAGAACAACTCCTTTAGATCCGTAATCTTCTTTAAGGGTCTTTTTCCATTGCTTACTGTAAAAATCTCTGGCTTGTTCAACAGGAGGTGTAGACTTCCAATACTCTAAATCGTCACTAACACCCTTAGTTAGATTGCCCTTCTTGGTAAACATATTTTGAAGTTTCTTTCTAGGGGGCAAAGGTCTTAAAGCATCACCTCTACCTGAAGGTTGCCACATAGCTTTAGGGAGCTTTTTCTCCATAACAGCGTCAACCTCAGCATCAGTCAACTTATACTTGTCTTTTAGTCTTGTTGCAGGTGTGCCTAATTCAAATTTAACGGGAAGTTCTTTTTCTAGATTTGCTAGGCTATCAAGAATCCCCTTCTTCTTAGCTACATTAAAACCAAGCTTTTCGCTGTTCTTAATAGTCCGTAACAAAACCTTAAGACTTTTTCCGGCTAAACCTATGCCGCCTAATGTCGCTACGTCAATACCCAGATGCAGTGCTTTGCCCCCAGGACTCAGATTCGCAAAGCGTTCTCTCCCAGAAGGAAACATAGCCCAGAGCAAAGGCAGGAAGTCCGCAGCAGTTCGAGCTGCTGCATAGCCTGTTGGCGTAGACTGAGCAAAAGTCGCTTCGGCACCGGACAAGCTGGTAGCCTCAGCTGGAGCGTCAAGAGGCACATGTTCTCTTAGGTCGTCATCTGTCGGTACTGCATTCTCGATAGGCATTCTCTATTTCTCCGTACCAGGAATAGGTGTCTCCATAAGTAGGTTCCACATACCTTTAGGAATATCTACATATATGGCTTTAAGGGCCTTTATAGCGTCCTTTCTTACCTCTTTCTCCATAGCCATAAGAAGCTTTATCGTCTCTTTATCTATAACGACTTGTCTTGTGACTTTATGTTTGGTACTTAAGGCTCGCTCTATTTGTTTTTTGCTACTCTTTGATGTTAGAGAATCTAACATATCCCCGACAGTAATCTTTTGTTTTTTGACTTCTTGGTTTAAACTCTCAATGGCTTTAACCGCCTCTTTAGCTTTAATGGCTTTTCTCTGCTCCCCCATTCCTTGAGCGGCTGTACCCACATTAGGCTCCTGGACAACTGCCCCAGGTTCTACACCATCAAGCCATTCGATCTGCCTACCTTTACTATCAAACCACCAGTTCTTTTTTCTGTTCCACCAAAGTGTCGTAGGAACCTCTTCTCCTGAAGGAAGTCTCTCTATTATCTGGGCTTTTTGATCTGCAGGAATAACCGACCAACGACCTTCTTCAAAATGATAACCACCAAAGACTCTATCCATCAGATGCTTGTCAACCTTCTCATCGACTAAAATGGGAACATGCCCAGGAAAACGTTCCATGAATCTAGTCTGAAACAGATTAAGATCTTTGGCCCTTTCGGGTACTGAGCCTACCTCACCTTTACTTACCTTAGTTTTCTCAATACTGCTCATCCATTCTGTCCAATAAGCCAAATCTTTAGCTGTCTCTTTGTCAGCTTTCATATTAGCTAAATCAAGAACCTTACCGGCTCTAGCGTTTATGGTTATTTTGCTTGTTCCATCTTCTCCTGAATCTTTCTTTCCTAGAGGAGTTCTCATAATTTCTTCTTTACCTGTAAGAGCGTTAAAAACCATTCTCACGAGAACCTGTTCATCACCTATGCTCGTTACCTTACCCGTCTCCCATCCAGGCATAGGTAGTTTGCCTCCCCAAGCTTTAAACATACCTACACCAAAACCTTTTTCTTCTGCATTCTTCCACACACCTTGAGGAATATCCTTTGGCAAAGCAACATGATCTATTTGCTTTGTTACAGGATTTTTAAAGGCATAAATATTCTCTTGAGACGTAAGAAAAAGACCCTTAGCTTTTTCAGCTAATTGTTCCGAATTACCGGACTTCAGGGCTAAAGACTTTTGAAGCTCCCACTCGGCTATACCTATATCATATTCAGCCCATTCTCGGTCGTTAGTCTCATCTCTAACCTGTTTCCAGGTCCCATTAACTTGCTTCATTGAATAAGGTTTCTTAGGTCTCGGATTAGTCTCCTCAAACCAAAGAGCTTTTTGAATCTGAGGATTCAGCGGCGTATGTTGAGAGATCATTTTAACAGAAGCTTTTTCTGAAGGAGTCATCATATACTCAAGTGAAGACATCTGTTCTTTTAAAAGACTTTTACTTGCTGGGGAACCCGTTCGATATAGATCAGAGAACATAGAAATAGTACTCTTCATCTGATCATCCCGGCGCTTTTGCTCAGCGCTTATTTGACCGCGCTCCGCCGCTGAAGGACCAGAAAGCTCTCGTCTTAACTTAAGGTTCTGAAGCATCTTATTTTCGATCTCTAATTGCTCTCCTTGCCCACCCTCAAAGTCACCTCTTGTCCTTTTCAGAGAGTAAAGAGTATTAGCTAAATCTCTTAATCCTTGTAACATGTCAAATACCTCTTAAATCAACACAATGTGTGCATTTAGGAGTCTAAAATCCTATATCTCCAATATCATCATAATCAGAATAATTGGAACCTTCCTCTTGTTTAACAGGAGTCTGTTCAGAAGTATAACCTGTATCAGACTCATACATATCTGTATAACCCTGCGGAGCCATGCTTCTAGACGTAGTTCCCGTAAAAGGTTCCTTCATCATATCCCTAAGAAAATCTAACTGATCTGCACTCGCACTAGCCTGAGCCCTCTGAGCTCTTGAAGCAAGATTAAGCTCTCGGTTTTTTAGAGCCATAGCATCATCATGCCATTCGTCTTCTAAAGACATTCTGTCTCTACGAAAAGAAAGTTCCTCTTCCCACTGAGACTCTTTAAATTCGAGCATTTCATCAAATTGTCTTTGAGACTCTTCAAGTTGAGCGTAGAATTGGTCCATCTGAGAAAGATAATTAGCTCTCTTAGCTGCCTCAGCTCTTAAGGCATCACCATACGTCCCTGGTCTAGTATACGCTGACTCAGTAGGAGTAAATATTCCAATATCACCATAAGCCATTTTCTTTGCCTCTTAAAGAAGTTTATATTTAGCAAGTTCTGCTTCTGAAGTCTTCTCAGAATAAAGCTCATAAGCACAATCAGAAGAATTACAATACCAACTAGACTCCCAACCAAAAAGATTTTGAGGGCCTTTAGGAATACTAATTCTTCTTAATCTTAAAGACTCAGAACAATTAGGACACTTAGGGGCTCTTTTCTTCCACTTTAACTGATACTTTTTAGCTTTTGTTTCCTTCTTCTCTTCTATTTTCACACGGGACAAAACAAAAACCTTCACGTCACGAAAAGAAATATTTTCTTTTTGTAGTTGTTCATAAAGAGTTAACAAATCTTGTAATAGTCCAAACCTAAAAGAACTTAATTTTTTATATTTTTCCAATTTTAACCTTTTTTCTTTAGCTAACATAACTTAACTCTCACATGTCCATTCTTTACAGCTAAGAGAACTTGCAATAGGATAATAATATTCTGTACATTCGTGATCAGTAAAAACCGTTGGCGCATTTGGGGTATCACAAACTCCTGTTCCCTGAGCGGCCCAAGTAGCTGGATAATCACAATCTCCAAAAGAATCATACTCTTCTCGTAACTTACAGTAACAACTCGCAGTAAACCACGTATATTTACCTACTTTTTGTTCAAATATAGTATCACAAGTCTCAGGGCTCATAGGACAATCATCATCCGGAGTTAACCCTACCGTATCAACCTCCAACCATTCCCCTACAGTACAAAGAACATAACCTGAAGTTGCTTCATCACAAGCATCAGTTACAGTAATCGTAGCTGTACCACAAGCCTCACTAGTAGAATTAAGAGTATTAGAAGTACCCGAAGTCTCTGAGTTTTCCATAGAAAACCCTGTTCCAGAAACACTCCAATCATACGGCCCTTCTCCTCCTGTGACCGCTACAGTCACACCCGTACTTACACCTATCGAAGAAGCACTAGTTTCATCGTCCCAATCAATAGAAATCTCAGGAGGACAATCTGGTTCCTCATCCGTCTCGCAATCAAGATCCTCTTCTTCACAACAAACATTACCACAACCATCCATAAAACAAATTCTTAGAATGGTGTTACCATCTTTATAGGCCGCCTCGTCAAGCATTACTTCTAGTTCATCACCACAATCAAAAATTCCTGTTGGTCTTTCCCAACTTATTACAGGCCCCATAATAGAGTATGGAATAGAATACTGACAATTGACAAAACCCCCTACACCGGCTTGATAACACATCTGAACAGACCAAACTCCTAAAGGCCGCTCAAAACACGTACCTCTGGTATAATCAAAATTACCTAGAATACAGATAGGACTCTCTGGATCAGCCCCTGGGGGTAGAATATACTCTGGTGGATCAAAAGGATCATACTGTCTTTTAGGCATCTCAAAGTGCATTTGCCTATATTCCATGTCATAGTAAGGCTTCTCAAAGGCGCTCTCCTTTAGTACAACACCTTTCAGATGGCGCACCGGGGCTGTAAAGAAATCGCCTAAGCTCATCTTTAACTGAAGGTAAGGTCTTCGTTTACTCGAAGTCAATTTCCCCTCGTACGTCTAAAAGATATAGGAAACTCCAAATTTCCATCTCTCTATTAATAACAGAAGAATCGAACTTAATCTGAAAACAATTACAATTCTCCTTACTAACGTCAACACCAGGAACAATAAGATCCTTGCCACTAGCGATTAAGTCTAGTACCGCTGGCGTAGCCAAAACAGTTCCAGAACTTTCCAAGTCCTGATAAAAAGTTGTCGTAAGTGCTGTAGCATTTGTCTGACCTTTTCCTTCTAACCAAAGTTTTCTAAAAGCAAACCTCAAAGTAATAGATGTTCCCTGTTTAGCACTTATAGCTCTCGTCTTAAGAAAATGATCTATAAGGATTCCTGTTCCAGAAGCATTCTCATCACTTGTTCCTGTCTCTAATCTAATAACAAATCCTGATCCTACTCCACCATAAGTATAAAACCTATTATTAGTCGCTCTAAGCGAGACGCCACAAGTAAGATCTATTGTCCTTTCCCAAGGAGGATACCACTCATCAGTTATATAATTATAAACAAGCTCTTTATCAGGTAACAGAAAATGATATTCATTATTATTCTTATCCATAAAAGCTTGTCTATTTTCTATACTTGCGGCAGGAATACAGTCACTATATTCAGGATTAAAGAATTGGTCTATAGGCGCACTTATCTTTCTTGGTTTTCTACCATCAATAACATAGATTCCATCAGTATCTTGCCAGAGTGCTATACTCAGAGGTTCGTCAGCATGCATACCAGGATAGCCTGTCTCAATTACTACAGCGGACTTAGGACTCGCCAGACCTATTGTATCGGCAATCTTAAGTGTTCCAAAGTTTGCTGGCATATAACCCTCAAGCAACCAAATACTATTCTTTTTAAAAACAATTAGTTCATTATAAAAAGGTATAGCACAAAAAATCTCTTCCATATCCCCAAATTGATCTGTATATCCACTATCAGAACCGCTGTGACAATCAGGCTTATCTTTAGCACTATAGCCTAATCTATTAGGATACTCAGGATCACCCCAAGTAAACAATCTATTCTTAAATTCAACACAACCTTTTACAGAAGCTAGAGTAGAAGGAAAAGTTGCAACAGAAACAAAGTAAAGTCTAATATCATCATCAGCATTGTCAAAAGCGAGATCCCATTGCAGCCTGTACCAATAACCAGGAGTCATATCCCAATCGAAAGTCCTTCTCTTAGCCGTAACTGCTGTACCATTAAACCAAATTACACCTGTTTGAGCTAGACTAATCGTACCAGCAACATTAGTCGTCTCGTCTGTCAATGTCCCTACACTTGTCCAGGCACTACCATCCCAACAATCTATCTGACTAAAATTAGCTAAGGCTGTGTTCTCGTATTCAGCTGCTGTCGCCAAGCCTATTCCTGTTAGAGGCTCAATGGACTTAATGTAAAGTCTATCCGATGTTGTTGCAGCATCCATTTGTAAATATTGAGATGTAGATTCATTAGTCACTTTTCCTGAAACGTCCACATACTCCCCTGCACTCTCGTCGTAAAACCTAGCCCCTGCTACATACTCATATACCCCACTCCACTTATTAGTCATTCTTGAGGCATCTACGATTAACTTAACGCTTTTAATCTGAGTATCATTAGTTAATGCAGCATTAAAGCTCACTCTATACCAATAAAGCATTTTACCGGCAATAACACTCATGGTATCGTTAGCACTTCGAGTCCAAATCAGACTTCCATCTTGAGCGTGTGTAGCCCCACTATCTGCTGTTCCATCAGTAGCACTTCTATCACTCCAAGCACCACTTTGCCAACTCGATACCGTAGCTGTAGCAGCAACAGCATTAACTGTTGAGCCAATATCTAAAACTATTCCTTCAGCAATCTCATGACTGCCCACATAATAGACATCATCAGCGTCATTTCTTAAAACACAATAAGTAGAGTCTCTTGCATCCGTAACATCCCTTGTATAGTCTACATAAGTTCCACCATCAGTGTCTAACCAACAGACCATGCCGGAACAATAAGGGGTATCTCCGCCATAAACAACAGGAGCTCCACTACCATCTCCGAAAAACCAATGTTCTTTAACCATACAAGAGAAGCCAGGTGTCGTTCCTATTCCACTAAGAATACTTGAACCAAAAGCTTCAGCTGCTCCAGGAGTCCTTAAAGGATCGTGTGTAGCTTCATAAAGATTAGAATTAGCTTGAGCTATAAAATGATAGTCATCAAGTCTTGGATGTTTATAGACATGGAGAGAGTCTATGTCAAAAGCCCCTAGCGTAGTTGTATGATGTAAGAGACTCCCTTTTCTAGGCTTCCAACCACCAGTAGTACCAACTTTTCTGATGTTCTTTCCGTCACAGATAGCTCCTTGAGGAAGCAAAATAGGTGAATTCACTCCATCATATTTTCCTGTAAAGCCTTCTTTGAACATCTTAGTGCTCATAATCCAGGCTCCCTAATACCTGTTTCAGCATCGCCAAAGATTCTTGTCTCTATCCATTCTTGAAAGTCTTTATTAGCCTGTCGTCTTTCGTCTACAATATAACTCCAAACCTTCTCGTCTATAGTAGAACTGGGCTTAGCTAAGGCACTTATAGCCGCATTGAGAACAATAAGATCTTGAGCTTCTTCGGGCAACTCGCAGACATTACCAAAAACACTGTCTGTGCTAAAAGATCCTGCCGCCAGTGTAAGCACTCTTGTCGAAGCTACATAGTCAGAAACAGTTGTAATTGTTCCTGCCCCAGTACCGTCAACAATCTCGAAGGTTTGACCATTATAATAGTCGTCTACAAGAACAGCTAAGGCGTTATTAGCCAAGGTCAAACTTGTCGCTCCACCGGCAGAAGCTGTCCCAGAGATAAGGTCTCTTGGTTTAGCTTGATACCATAAAGTCACGCCAGTGGAATAAGAGTCAGAATTAAAAACGATCTCAGTAGTCTCTAAATAAGCCTGAATGGAAGTATTAGAAAAAACTAAATTTGCCCCACTAGTCTTACTTAATGCTTGTAACTTTAAATCTCTTAGCCATCTAATAGGAATACCACTCGTTGTCTCTTCCATATAAATAGGTCTAGAGCAGTCAGAGGGCAAAGAAACTCTAGAGTCAGCCGGAGTCAAATTCTTAGACTTAACCATCCAGTTACTCATAGTCATACCAAGTACCATATTGATCTTTCTTTGCTGGACATTAAGCCGCCGAGTCAAATTGATATCTGACCAATGGCTTGCTGTAACCTCACCAATATAGTCTCTTAAAAGTTCTAACATGTAATAGGTGTTCATTCTTAAACTCCTAAATCAACACAATGTAACCATTTAACTATTGTTGAATCATAAAATCAGAACCCTCAGCTTGCTCTATATTCTGATCTTCCTTAGAAAAGTCCATTCCCTGGAGTTCTTGAAGAGGGAATCTAGGAGAATTCTCGTCAAGATCTTTATAACTTATAGAGATGGCCTTCATAAGAGTCTTAAGATCCTTTGCCTGACCCTGAACTTCTAAAAATTTCTGCTGGACCATCTTAGCCACAGCATCAGTTTTCTTTCTCTCTTTTAACCAACTCCGCATCTCAGGAGTAATCCTATGTTTCTCTACCTGCCCTTCTTTTAAATCAGCCATTGATCGCTCTCCCCATCTTCACACTTTTCTTAGGTCCATCCAAGACTAAACCACCCATAAAGCGTCTTGGAACAGTTAACCTTAAGCCTCTTGTAAACCACTCTGTTTCTATATTAATACTTTCCATAAGGTTAGCAAAGTCTTTTCTTTTAGACCTCTCTATGTTATCGTCCATCTTATCAAAATAATCAACCAGCTGTTTTAACGAGTATTTTCTAGTATCGCCTTTCTGAAGACTCAATAAAATATCAGCCCCAAGCTCTCTAAAATCTCGTTGCTGTGTTTGCACAGTCATCACGTGCGTAGCTCTAGGATCATTAATATCTTTAACTTTTGACTTCACTTGTCCGGGGAACTTCCAAATCTCCCACTTACCCGCTCCCCAGTCCCACACCACGTCTAGTTCAGGATCAAGTGCCCAAAGCTGTTTCTTAAAGCCAACATCAGCCACCATTACCCCATCCCTAGATGCTCTATAGTCATTAAATTTAGGGATAGACAATTTTCGACTCCTCTTCATAAGTGATAGTTTTAGTTATGCCAAAACTCTCGGGAAACTTTTCCACATATTTCTCTATAGATTTGTCTCCTACCCTAAAACCATGCTCAATCCAAAGTCTAATAATATAATTTATCACAAAGGGAGCCTGGTATAAATCAATAGCCTCAATTTTAAAAATACTATTCAAAAGCTCTTCAAATTTCTCCTGCTCTTTCGAATAGATCCAACCGTCTGAAGGACCTCCAGCATTTTCCATCTCAGTACAAGCTCTTTTTAAAATTACAGGAATGTCTCTATCCACACTGTCTGCAACCGTATCTCTGACTAGACCTAACAAAGCTAAGCCTTCTTCATAAGGCTCTTCAACACCCATAGGTCCGTAAAAATAACCAGCATAAGGCCCTTTGTAGGAATTATAAGGCCTCATCTCTATCCCACATTTAGCGTGCAAACCTAATTTTTGTTGTAATCCCATAAGCTTAAAAAGCTCTTCGAAAGTTCTAGGTTTAACTACTACTTTCCAACAATTAAAACAAGGTTTAGGGATAATACCATATTTATGAAAATAGAACTTAGACCAAAGGCGGCAGTGTCTATCTTCTTTACCTGTAAAAACATAAGGCACATTTGTTGAAGAGAGTCTAAGTTTCCCAAGCTCTAATTTCCCTTCTTTAGTAACAAGCAATTCCCCTGTTTCTAGCTCTTGTAAAATAGGAGTCACAATATCAACACTTTTTATCTCCTCATATAAACTCATTTTTTCTCCCTCTCTTTTTTGATGGGATAAAAGTGAGTAGAATCTCCCGAGAGGTTAGAAAATCCCAGCCCACCTTTACCCCATGAATACTCGGTTAAGTGTTATCAGGATCGTCTCTTGTTGTCTCCCTCTCGGCCATTGTCATAGCATCAACAGTATAGGCCAACTCTACACCAATCAAACTAAGCTCATTAGCACTAGCACTACCTAAGCCATTGCACTCAATACAAAGTAACAAGGCATAATCGGCAGCGACAAGAGCCTCTTGAATGTCACCTTTTTTCCAATCTGTGGCATCAATAGCGTTAGCTACAGCCGTCACAGCTTTGGCCGCAAAAGTTAGAGTCACATCAGCAGAAGAAGCTGGGTCACTCAAAGCTTGACCCAAAGAAACTGCTTTCACACTAATCACCCAATCCGGATTATCTGTCGTTGCTGCTGTATGGCTAAAAATTATCCTAGCCCACATAGGTTTATCTCTGTCAAAATCCCAAGGAATCTTCCAAAGTGTATTAATCTCGTCTCCAGCCGCAGCTATAGCTAAACCAGATAACTCAGAGGCAGCTACAAGATCCTGATAAACCGGAGCCCCTGCGGCCAAAGAAGCCGTCCTATCCACGCTAAGACCACTCATGTCCCCTACAGGAAGAAAGACAGTCCGCCTTTTCCAGGCTGTATTATGATCGTGATTCATAATCACACCTCCTATAGTTGATAAGCCAAGTCACAAAGAACACCCTGGAAATTTCTAGAAGTACAGCCTAACTCAGCATACCTAAATAAAACAGCTGTATAGGCATCATAACCAGAGACTCTCGCCAACACGGCCCCGTCTTTGTTCATCCAGTCAAAGTCACTCATCCTATAAACAGAAAGATCCTTAAGGGTAAGAAAATAAATCTCACCATCAATAGCGTCACTATCTACAAGAAAAGGAACTCCATTATAATCAAGGGCCTTCCAGCCACCGTCAAGAGACATAGTATTAACCTGAATCCTATCTGCTCGACACCTCTCCAGATACTCTCTCCGAAGAGCTCTAGTAGTTATAATAGCGTCAGGGCCATAATCCTTACCCGCCGCCTCCTCTACGTCATCAAACATAGTTTGCATAAGTCTAAGCGTCAAGGCCCTCTGACCCCCATAACGTCCCGAACTATGCGCATTAACGATTGCCTGCCAGAAACTATTACCACTAACAGCAACACTTTGCAAGGGATCATTATATTGACCGCCAGTATCTGTTCCATCATTCATGGCGATTTCATCAAGATCCTCATTAGTAACAATACCACGAAGGCCCATCATCTCATACCTATGGGCACCACTAGCTGCATAAGCCCCTAAACCAGCTGGTCGAGCCATAAAGGTCCCTGCGGCTTCACTGACACTTAACTCACTAAGGGTCAAAGTATCATAAGCAGTACCTTCAGTCACTGCTGTAACGGCATAACTATCAGCCTCTACAGTAAAACTCGCCGAAGAAGAGCTACTCATACTAGAAAGAGTAATTGGAACAGCGTCACCCCTCTCCTTCACATACTTCCCCCCAAAAGTACTCCCAAAACCATTAGTAACTCCAGCGGCATTACCTGTATATTTTTTCTGCACGATCATGGAAGTCGTACCGCCACTATACCAGCGACCCAAAACGCTATAACCACAACCCCAAAGCTGCCTATTAATTTCTTTACTTAGATCTCGAACAATTCCTTTAACTTCAGAGTCCAAAGCCTTAATATAAGCTCCTCGACTATCTCTAGTTGCAGCTATATTCGGACCAGTAAGTCTAATTGTACCATAGTGATACTTCATAGGCACAGTTGCCAAGGTATATTCCTGATAAGTAGCCGTTGGAAGAGCTCCACCATCTGCCCTCGAACCTGTACCCGTACTTCTTCCTTTATGAATCTCAATCTTAGCGTCTTTACCGCTAATATCAGTCTCATTCGCCTCAAGCTTGTCCTTTAAAAAAGTATCATGATTCAAAGACTCTTGAATAGCCGGAAGATAAAAATACTTCAAAACATCGTCATAAGTTGCTAAAGTTGCATAAGCCATAATTTACTCCTACCCTTTAGAAGCATGCTCCATGAACTCGCCAGCAGCCTCACTGGGTGACACAAAACCTTCTCCTTTTTGTCTAAAGCTAAACTTTTTACCCGGAAAGACAGCAGACGCACCACCTTTAGCGTCCTGCTCTTTAAGTTTATTACGGTCAAACTCCTCCAAATTCACACCAAACTCTTCCGCAAAACCTTTCCGTAAGTCAGCTTTTCTTCCTTCTCTCTCCTTTGCAATATCTTCGGCATGTTGCCACACACTCTTTTTTCTATCATTCATGGCAAGACCGAAAACTTTTGAGACGTCCTCATCAGTCAAGTCTTTGTGTTTTAACTTAAGTCTATCTTGAACATTAAGTCTTATCTGGTCAGATTGAGTGTTCTCTATCCCTTCAAGTCTTTTACTGATCCCATCCTCAAAAGATTTGAGTGCTTTATTTACCACACCTAACATTTTATCCTCCGAAGTAAACTCACTTTGACCCTCTTGAGTCTTTCCCCCTTGAAGCGAAGCTATCAACTCTTCTACAGACTTACCCTTTTGCTCTCCACCAGACTCAGCTTTCTTCACAATATTTCCTTGCTGATCAATCACTCCCTCATCAATTAATTGCGAGATTACAGCAAATGCTCCCTCAGATTGACTAAGATACTCAGCAGGAGAGATCTTATACTTCTCCGCTGCCCCCAATATCTCAGCTACAGTCTGAGTCTTTTCTGTAGCACTTGCTTGCATTGCTATAAGGTTCTCAACATCCTTAACTCCATAAGTCTTTTCACCGACCGTTAAGGTTCCCTCTCCGGCTTTAGTCTCGTCAGACTTGCCAGAACTGTTTTCCTCACCCATCACTAAACCTCCTCAAGAATATCTTCTTTACTCAGTTTCATTTCCTCTAGACCACCAGCCCCACGCCAATAATCCACAAATCTAGGAAGCATAATCTCGAACTTTTGCTCCCTATAATTAGCTATAACATTCTGTAACCCAACAGAAAAATCTTCTACTTCCTCTAACCCCAAAGCATCTACCTGTCTTTCATAACTTTCCCAGGCTCTTTTAGCTAACAATAGCCTACCTATAAAAGTGTTCCAAGCATTCCCTACAGGGACAACAAGACCTGTAGCACTCTCTTTTTCCTCTACCTTATCTTCCACCCTTCCCCTCCTCAGCTCTAGCCGCATTAGCTTGAGCTTCCATTATAAATTTCACGTGCATTGCTATATGATTCTCAAAAGTAGCCTCAAGCATTAAAAACAATTTCCTATTTTTCACTTTCATTTGTTGATACTCTCTCAATTTCCTAAACCTATTATGTTCCTTCACGTGAAGTGGATGAAAATCATAAGAATTAACTAAATAAGTAACTCCTGGCTGAGACATCATAGCTTTATTCTCTAACTTCGAGTTCTTTTCATCCAGAAAAGTATCACCATAAATATCTTGTACAACAGCATCATCAAGCATAGTCATAATATGCCTGCGAACTTCAGGATCAGCAGGATCACCATACAATCCTTTCTCAAACCTCTGTAACACTTGAGCCTGTTTAGCCACCCTAGATCCAGGAATACTGCTCTCCTTCTTAACACTCACATCAGTATTATTTCGCAGATCCGCCCCTTTAAAACTAACAATCTCAAATTCACCGTCACTTCCCTGAATCTTCAACATCCGCTCACTAGAATAACCTTTTTGAATCCGTCTAAGAACCCTCTTCATAACAGCTTCGAGACTCTCCTCAAAAATAGCATGAGTAGGAATGTTCCCCTGATCATCCTGCTCAAGAAGCAACTGTACCATTTCACCACTTCTTATATCTGACTTATTAGTCCCAACACTTACCTCGTGCTGTGAGTAAAGTTGCATCATACTTTCTTGCACATATTGCATAGCAAGTTCATAAGTCCTAGGGAGACTTTGAAGTCTCATCCACTCGGGCTTATAACCCAACCTTGGAGTAAAATAGATCACTTGCCCAAAACTATCGTCAGGCAAGGCCTCCATCCGACTCCCCCGAGGGGCCAACAACTTACCCTTGGCTATATTCTTATTAAATTCAACGATATTCCCCAGAGTCTTATTTCGAATCTTCTGCAGCCAAATAGCACTCTCAACTGTAGCCATACCCCAGAAAATACCTGGAACCTCAATATCTTTAAACTGTTCTAGATTAAATTCATTAAAAGGAAAATCTGATTGTTGAAGAATAACGCCACCAGCTCCTGTAATAAACTTTCCCCTAGGAAAATCGCTACAAGGTTGAACATAAAGCTCCTTACAAACAGCCCCGTCAAGTTTGCCTGTTTCCATAGATGCCGTCTGCCCTAGTACAAAGGAAACATCTGGAGCAGCCAAGGGCCTTTCTTCCGAATCAACTTCCCCGCCTCTTTTAGGAAAAGTCTTTTTAAACCAATCTAAACTCCTATATTTAGCCTTTATTAACCAAGGAAAGCTATGTAAATCCGTATCACCTAAACCGGCTGCGGGAACCAAAATTTCCAGAGGCGACCATACACCTACATCTACATCGCCCAGATACTTTAACTCATTGGTTTTAGTATCCAGTCGAGTCGGTCCCTTCATAGGATTCCAACGGTCATCCAGAAATCCGTTCCCGCAACTATATATCCAGCCTCCCAACTGTCTAAGAGACTTCTTAAACTGGAGTTGTCGCCACAAATGCTTCAGTAACTTATCTCCCACTTTAGCTGCTTCAATATCTTCCTCATCCGTAGATTCAGGTACAACACTCATAATAGGCTGATTACGAATAAGCCTTGAAATCTGTCTCTGATATCTAGGCAACAATATATTATCTACCACCCAGATCTTACCCTGTCGAGGCAATAGATACTGAATAACCTGGGCACTTGTGTTATAGAAAACATATTGTTTACCAGCCAAAAAACTCAGGTTAATCAACCATCTTTGCTCAAAAGGTCTTCTAAGATCACAACCAATCTTATACTTCTCATCCAAAAAGCTCCAAAGAGCGTCTTTAGGGTTCTTTTGCCCTTTTTCTAAAAACCTTTTAGCTGCCGCACTTCTGTCTACTTCACCCATAAAATCCTCGTAAATGAACACATTGTACGCATTTAAGAGTCTTTCCCATCAAGTAACTCTTGGGGTATTGACTCACCAGCAAAAGTCTCTAATTCATCCGCAGAAGGTAGAGAAAAAGAGGTAACCTGACTCATATCTCCTGGATCTTCGTAAGTCTTCAACTCTTTGAAGTCTTTAGCCATAAGCTTTTCTGTTAACTTTTCAATTACAGTTTCTCTTCGCTCGAGAAGTCTCTCTAAAACGGAGATAACAGTGGCCTGGCTATTCCAAATCTTCTGTTCAGCCAACAAAGTATCCACTAGATTTCTAAGTCCTTCGAGCTCTTTTTTTATCCCTCGCCTAAACATAACCCTCTCCTATCTATTTTCCATAATGTCTCGAAGTTCATTTCTATTCTCGGGACTAAGGTAACTAGGTAATGTATACCTCTCACCACCAGGTGTTTTAAAAGGAACTACTCCAGGAGCAGGCTGCTCTTGGCTATCCCCATAAAAAGCCGGTTTATCCGACTCAGAGACATCTGAAATAGAAGGCTCACTTGATTCTTGTCCAACTTCACCAAAAACAGCCCGCCAAGTAGACTTAATAAAATTATCCTCTCCCCAATAGTCTACTATTCCTTGAATAAAACCGCCAAAACCATCCTTCCTCTTCTCCGGAGGTTCTTCACCAAAATAGTCCAGATTAGACTTTTTATATGTTCTCTTTAGCTCTTCTTCTTTGCCAAAAGTGTCCATACTAACTCCTTAATACATATCAAAAAAGGTCTCATCTACTTTTGAGGCGATCCTTTGTAACACTGTATCCATACAATAATCTTCATCTGTCTTAGATACTTCGTCTAATCTAACGTCCTCCAAAGGAGTCTGTACAAAATCCCTCATTTGTGCTACAGCCATCCTCACTTCTTCTTCATCTAACGGGACAATCTGGTCTACTTGAATAGCTATACCAAAGGCCATAACGGCATCGTCATGACAACCACTCTTAGCTTGAGGCTTACCTGTCTTACTTCGCACAAAAGTCATAAGCTCGCCGCAAAGTCTTCCTGAGTTTAACTTCCCCGCACCATCATTTAGCCATTCTCGAACTCCTGAAACAAGCTCATTTCTAGAATTAGTATCTGTTCTCCAACCTTTCTTGTAGCTCACACCCCCCTTTACCACATCAAATCTTGGGGCCATAAACAGATTATTTATATCTAACTCTTGCACTTTATCAAACGTAGACAATCCTGGTCCTGTCGTCTCTATACCCCACCAAGGGCCTTTTTCTTCGCCTGGATCACCTGCCGTTGCCCTGGACGCCTCGGCCTGGAGCCCCTCAAGACCAACCGAGCCAGGTCCCTTGAAGGAGGAGTCTACGTGAGCGTGGGTGGGTCTTCCACGGCCTTCGCTCGGCGCACCGGCCGGCAAGCCGTCCGTCGCACTAGTAGGGCTGTCCGCATAGACCGAGTCATCGAACCCGGTCCCACCGTAGAGTCTATCTATAATTTTAATTACCTTGGCCAATCCAAGCTCGTCTATTCTAGAGTAGTAGAAGGCGTCGACGTCTTTTGTTATCCTATTGTAGATAACTATGGTGGCGTAGTCGCCGTTTTCGACACCTTCTACTACATCTACGCCAGCACAATAGTAGGCCTTAGGATTATAAGATTCATAGACCATCAGGGTTCCCGCAAAATCAAAGCCCTCATCTTCCGACACCCAGCTTACCCCGAAGTCCTCAACCCTAAGCCTACCAAGTGCTTTCGGCTTATCCTCTAATTCATGATAAAGCATGAGATTGTCCCATGCTCTCCCATCAAAGACAGGATCACCCGAGCCCAAATAATCTATATCTAACTCTTGTTTAACCTCTTTAGCCGTTCTTCTGTTACACTCTCGGTCGTACCAAGGGGACGTAAGCCTTACCTTGGGCCTCCATCTATCCCCCAACTCATTCTTTGTCTCCTCATTGGGCGGGGGCCAAACACAAGAAAGACCCAAAGCCTTCTCAGGATGTAGGCTCCAATGAAGCCTAAGCACCTTAAGCTTCTTACCTATGGCCAGGGAATAGTATTGACCGCCCGCTCCGAAAGGCGTACTTAGGGCTATCCGGCATGGTGTAGCGTCACCACCCGCCGTCCAAGCTGCTTCATCGCTGTTCTCCCACTTAGCAAACTCGTCATACATGATAGCGGCATAACGACCCTGGGTAGAAAAATTGGGGTTGTTACTCTCACCTGTCACCGAGGAACCTGTAACTGGATTCTGAAACTTCATGAAGGTGTCATGAGCACGCTGGTTAAAGCCTGCCGGCCTGAGCCAAACAGGAAGTCTCTTATAAAGATACCTGACCTTAGCAAAGTGCGTTCGCATATCTCCTTTCTTATCTACATAGTCTTCTTTCCTAGAACCCAGTAAGAAATCCCCACCACCTTCAGGGGCATGCCAGGAGTGAAAGATACAAGCTAAGATCATCCATGTAGCACCCATATCACGAGATTTTTCTATGAGAAGATCTCGACCTTCTTTTATGTGCTGCTGAATGGTTAAGATGGCTTTGTCCTGATAAGCATAGGTGCAGAAAGGTATATTGTGATCTGGTCTCTTTCTGACATCTAAGGTATAGTAAAAAGCATTGAAGGCAAATAGAATATCCTCATGATAGAGACGAGTCAGCTTAGCCCTGAACTCCGCATCTTGAGCGGCTTTAAGAAGAAGCTTCCTTCGCCAAACAAGGTTTGCTGTCATGTTCTTAGGGTAGTCCATCCTTAACGTACCACTTTACAGGTGCAGAAGTCCCATATCAAGGTTTTGAGACACTGTTGGCATAGGTCACATCTGACAAAAACATCCTCACCGAAAACCGAATTAATACCTCCCATAAATTCGATAGTATAAGCTTCAGAGATTTCCCTATCACTCACGATTTTCTTTTTACATCTATCACAAACCATATTGATAAAATGCTCCTGTTTAATTATTTTTGTTTCGTACATCAACATTTTTAAACTACCTCTCCAGTGTCTTCTATCAGGTCTAAGACGTCTTTGTAAAGATCGCTCTCATCCATATTCTCAACTTTCTCGTGAATATGCTGATGGAGATGTAGGTTCGACGAGGCTACCTTGTTTGCCGTAAGTTTCAAAACCCCAAAGGCTGTCTGGTTTCTTAGGTGCTTGTCTGTCTCGCTTGAGTGCATGTCCTCGTCTATGATTTCAACAGCCTTTTGACTCAGGAGTTTCATGTCTCGAGCTATGTCTGACATTTCGTTTTCAGCGCCTAGCTCTAAACGAGCTACCTCAGCTAGAAAAAGAGGGCTATTTGTTATCCTGGTGACTTGACTCGGGGTTATACCAAATAGAGCCGCTAAGTCTTTAGGTCTAGCCCCACCCGAGACCAGGGTCCGGGCCATGCTCCTGTGGTGAGGCCATAAATGCCCTATTGTTGGTGACTTGCCTGTTGGTATCACGCCCATGAGTCTTGTCCTTTGGTTCTTTTAAATCGTTACATTGTGCGCATTTAGGAGCTTTTTAAATACCAAACTCCTTAAGCTTACGCTGATAGCCCGCTTCAAGGGCTTCCTCGGTCAATTCCTTGGTAACAAAAGTCACACCTTTCATCTTCCCTGACTGAGGCGTAAACTGATAGACATCAAAATCAGGGTATTTGCCATCGAATTTGAGGGCGTTACCTGAGTAACTCCTATTAAAAGAAGAGGCTAAAGACTCACCTGTGGGTTGTTTTGCCCGAGCCTCGCTTTTAAGTAAAAGATCCCCTAGATCTATATCCTTATAAATATCTTTTAAAGATGCGCTAGATTCGTCTACTTGACTCTTCCAAAGCCGCATTTGCGGGGTCTTTGACTTTTGTATATCAAACTTACGTATTGAAGAAACGGGCGAGAGTACTTCTCGTCTGTCTAACATCCGCACATCAGCGGGATCAAAGATTTTTAACTCATACTCATTGAGGCGCTTCGGAGAATAAAGCAGTCCTTTGTAGCCTTTTTTTTGTAGATTAGCTGTTAATGACTCATTAAAAACTTTTCTAAGCTCCGGATTGTTTCCAATTTGTCCTCTCAAGAAAGTAGAAACAACTTCCCCTTTTGCCTTTAATCCTACCTTGACTTCTTCAAACACATCTTTCGGAAACAACTTCTCAAAGGTTTCGGCATAAGTATCTCGGAGAATCTTTTCGTCTCTCCCACCCTTCCATCCTTGGAGGATTTTGTCTTCAGGAATTCCTTTATATTCTGGAAGAACTCGTCCTGGTTTGTATGTGGCTTGTTCTAGTTTTTTTTGAGCATCTACTAAAGTGTTGTATTTTTTACGTAGTTTTGGAGATTCCCCCTCTCTTACAAGTTCCAGCAACACTTTCTGTCGCTGAGCTATTAAGTCATTTCGAATCTTCTCCTTGGGCTTAGAGAGGTGTAGAAAAGAAGTACTTTTCTCTGCGTCAGCCGTTAATGAAATCCCTGTAGGTTCACCTAAGTTACGGGATTGTTCCCGAGAACCTTTGAAGGTTTTGCCTTCTTTAGGATAAGTGCCTCTGCCGTGGAACCAGGTGCCCCGGAGAATTTGAGAAAACCAATTTGGATCTGAGGAGGTTGTTGTTAGAGGGCCTCTGCTTTTAGCCTCTGTTCGCATTAGACTTCTGACCTCACGAGCCTTGGTCTTAGACATGCCTCGTAAGATGCCTGCGCCCTCAGCTCCTGCGGGTAGACCGGCTGGAGCACCTAGACCTACTCCTAGACCCGTTAAGGCCATAGTCTTCTCTATATCTTCTAGAGTGTATCGAGAAGGTGGCTTGTCCATAACATGAACCAGGTCTTTTAATAACTGAGCCCCATGCTCGAAAGATCTTTGGGCAATAACCGGACCCACAAGACCTATAGAGGCAATTGCCCCGGCTGGCTTTCTTAGACCCTTGGGCAAATGCCCTAAAGCTGAGGCTATTTGATCTTGGAGGAAAAACTTTTTGGTTATTTTGTTCATCTTGCGTTTATTATATAATGGATGAAGTCTGGAGTCAAGCCCCCGTGTTCGGTTTCACCACATTGAATCTGCTCAACTAAGAATTATGTCTTTAAACGAGGTTGGATGTCAAAATATGATGTGCGTATTTTTGGGGGTTCTTCCCCCACCCCCGAACGAGTCAATCCCCCCAACACCCATTTTAAACCAATTAAACCGAGGTACAAGATATTGTATCAGGGTACAAAATATTGTACCGTGTAAGTCATTAATATTATTACATTTTCCATGCATGCCCTAAAAAAGGTACAATATCCTGTACTTTATAGACCATCGGCCCATCCACAAAATAATGGCAAATACTACACACCTGTAAGTAACCAATATCATTGAACAAAACCATTTAAAAATAAACGTAATATATTGGCCCTTTGGCATGAGTGATGCAATACATATATATTAACAATTCACACAATAAACGAAAGGGTTGATATGGGAATAAAAGAAAGGCGAGACCGCCAAAAGTTAGGGGAAACTAATTTACAAAAGAATATTCCAGGTTTAAAAGAGTTACGAAAAATCTTGGAATATAATAAACCCAAAAACTGTTTAAATACGGTAAATTACCTTAAAGCCTTGTGCTGGGCCAATAGTGACGAACCAATAGAAAAATACAAGGGCTTAAGGGCCATAGATGCCATCGAAAATGGCGAAGATCCTGGAACAGCCGTAAAAAGAATGGAAGAAGTCAGCTAAAAGTACCAATTCACATCACGTTCTTTGACAATTTGGGTCAGTTTTTCATAATAGAAAGGACATAATATTATGAAAAAAGACAGAAAAGAGGCAACATCGGCGGAGGACACAACTCAACCTGAAACCAAGAAAGCCGTAACCCTGGAACCAATCAACCTGAACATTTTCCCTGATTTCGTAGGCGCACGGGAACCCAGTTCCTATAACTTGATGAATAGCAAAGACAAATTTACTATTCAACTTCCCGTTCCTGCTAATGATGAAGAAGCCAAAAGTATCTATAATAGGACAGTGGAGGAAATCCTACGCAAAGGTTTGAAGCAGTTGGCTTATGGTGTCAACAAAGTCATCGAAACGACTCGTGAAGAGGTCAAAAATGGCCAAGATCCGAATGACGTAGAGTATTGTCGCACAAAAACAGGTCTAATCGAAGGTGAATTGCATTTCACACCCGCAGCCAACTCAGAACGCGCAGCAGCCAGGAAGCTCAAGGATACAAAGGCCGGTTACCTGGACCAACTCATGAAAGACCAAGGCGTAGAATCCGTAGAAGAACTGAAAGCCAGAATAGCTGCAATGCAAGCCTAAACCGTAAACCGAAGAACTGACCCGAATTGACAAGGAACGTGAAGAAGAGTAAAAAAGCACCACAATCAATCGGATATTGTGACCCATGTCATGGTATCCGTTTTGATTTTAATGGCCGTCACGGCATTGTTTGACCCCTTCATGACCCCTTTGAATGGGCAAACAACACACACCAAAACACGACCAAAAAACACCGAAACATGGCCCACAAAAAAGCTCGCAAATGCGTACATTGTGGCCATTTAAGAGTTATACCGTACTGATTCAGGGCGGGGCCGGGGCCTCACGTAGAATTGGTTGGGTTTATGAAATATGGGCAACGACGAACACGAAAGCACGAAATATTTAACGAAACCCCTCCGTATAAGGGGGCTTCTTTTTGTTTTTGTGTTTTGGTTTTAGTTTTAAATTGTTTTTGAGTTTTAGTTTCTTTTTCTCTTATTTCTTATTTCTTATTTTAAAAATATTTTTTTTATAAGAAAAGAACAACAAACAAACTACAAACAACAAACAAACTCAAAACATGAAACAATCAGAAAAGAACAAACAAACTGAAGAACAAATCAAAATAAAAAAGAAGGCCACCTATACTCTGGGGTTTCGTGAAATATTTCATCCTTTCGTGTCCCATGTTACCCATATGCGGGAGCGGATCGTGATCCCAAAACCATCTTGGGCAAGCCCAAACTAATGAACCAAAACAGCCTCAAAAGGTTGACATCACCACATGGACGTGTTAACATGCGTAACATTATTTAATTGACCCACCAGAAATCAGAAAGAGAGGAGTCAATATGGATAAATACTGGATAGATGCCCTTTTCACAAAAGATGACATCATTTTAGAAGGTTCAATTACCAAAGATGGGCTATTGATCAGTATGCTTTTAAAAACAGCCGAGCCACTCTTGACTCGATATATCAAAACTGAAGAAGGCTGGTATTGGAACAAAAGTCAGGACAGGTTAATCGCAGAAAATGAGGGGGATTCGTTAATATTTGCTAATCCCCAATTAGTTTGGGAAAATGGCTACGAAATACACACTTAAAAGGAACCTATCATGACCAAACCTATCCGAATTACAGAAGCCTGGAAGAATCGAAGACAAATTATTGAAGCATGCCGAGACAAAGATGCCTGTGAAACAGAGTATAGAAAATTAACCAGAGCAAGATCCAGGAAAAGTTTCGATAATGTTTTATTAGCTAATTTTAGTTGGTGTGTCTCACGAGGTATATTAGAGCAATGGTTGCCCAAAGTATTGCCAGATTGTGTGACATTAGATTGTAGTTATTGGCCAAATTTAACACATTTACCAGAACTCCCTAAAGGAGAGAATATTTACATTAAGAATTGTCGTAATCTAATACATATACCAGATCTACCTAATTGTATTCATCTTTCGTGTGAGGGCAGCGCAAAATTGAAAAAGCTACCTAACTTGCCTAAGATTAAATATTTAATCTATAGTCACTTTTAAAAATCCGAAGGGAGTCAAGTCATGACCTATCAGCGTTTGACAGATGAATTGCTCGAAGAGCACGAAGAACTTTTTGAGGAAATCAAAGAAATGCAGCCTGGTGAATCCTTATTTTACCAAGGCTCAACAGAGAAAATGACCAAACTAAGACGCTTGTTTTATTCCTACCTGAATGGCGTAGGCATAAAGCATCTTTATGTTTTAAGACTCAAACACAACGACTTAGAAGTTCAGCGCAAAGAAACTTTCCAAGACATCGTAGCATCAAGAATAAGTCCTACCCAGGCGGAGGACGGGATAGTAGACCGTTTCATTAAAGCCTGCATCGACGAAAAGCATCCACTGACGTTCATACGAAATCAAGCTAGATTAGGGAACTTAACGTTCGAGCAAGCTATAAAAGCCCAAAAAGAGGTTGCCAGGGTATTAGGTATTGATACAGAAAATGACACGAATCCACTTTTTCCATCCGAGGCATAAGTATGTTAGAGGAACTTTTATCTAATCTATTATTAATAGGACTAACCATTGGGGTCTATTTTCTACTCACCGAGATAAACTAACGAAAGGAGATCAAATGAAACCTACCTATGCAAAGCTTTACCAGAATCTAGAAAACCTACCTAAAGAAAAGTCAATCAAATTAACCGGAACGCTTCAAGAGGCTATAGATACACGAGCTTATATACACACATTTCTATGGCAAACAGGCTTGCGCCATTATTTCTCCTTAAAACGGCGAGGAAATTGTCTAACAATATCTCACAAGCCTTTCAACCTTGAGGGGCCATTACACAAAAGTCCTAAACCAAGTCGAGGCAGGATACCAAAAACTGACTGGCTCAAACAAGCCAAGTCAGAACGTTTTCCTCAAGACTTTCTTTACAATGTCTATACAGCAAAAAAGATCAACCTTCTGGAATTAGGAACATTAACCTGCCAACTCTAACCTAAGAAAGGAGCTTAACCATGTCAAAACAAGCCCACCTTAACAAGCCTTTCAACCCTGTACCTTGGCTACCCTTATCAATCTTTTTCTGGGACGATCACCACAGAAACATGGATTGTCCTATGTATGAATCATGCCTTATGCTCGCTGCAAGAGAAGATTGGACTAGCTTTTCTTGTCATTTCTGTCAACAAAACCCTTCGACAAGAGAGGAGAAATAACATGGAGTTCATGGAACATCTTGAAGAGAATCGAGAAGATTGGGCACCTTATCTAGAGGATTATGAGCGTTTCTTAGATAGATATGAACAAGACCGAGAACAGTTCATAACCTGTTTAGAGTACTTCATACCTATGGCAAAGTTCGCCAAAGCGTTTTGGGGAGACGAACACCTTCAGATTCTTCCCAATATATACAGCACCAATTTTATATGCTTGGATCTAAAACAATCTAAAGAGCTTACATTAACTAAATTTTTACTCTTCTTAGAAGAACTAGAAGAAGCTTTCCCTAAACTTAATTGTTTTTTTGAAGCCGCAGATAGTTCTAACGTCTTAGTAAAGAAATATCTGTTTGAAGAGACTTTCTATCTCGTAATAGAATTACTACCCGACTTAAACTTTTGTAAAAGGGTTAATACAGGAAGAATCATAAAGGGACAGAAGGTAATTACTGTAGAAGAACCAGAAATGATCTGGCAATGTTCTTAGAAAGGAGAATAAAATGAACAACCAAGATTTTTATAAAAATGGACCTCCAGAAAACTTTGATAACACTATCATAAGTCAGTATTGTTCTTGTCAGCGTTCAGCTTACTGGTTTTTAAGAGGCCTAACACCCGCCACTGAACCAGCTTACTTTTCTTGGGGCAGAGCCTGGGGGATAGTCATATCGAACTGGCATGAGGGCAAGTCACCTGAAGAGTCCCTTCAAGCGGGCTTAAAAGAATGGGAACAAAGTCCTTTTATGGATGAGGACAAGGTAAATAATTGGGATAACCTGGAAACACTCTTTAAAGGCTATGTCAAAGAATATGAGGGTCTCGATCCTTGGAACCAGGTGGGTTACGAACTTGGTTTTCTTTTCCCTATTCCAGGAACATCTATTAACTATGGTGGGGCTTTAGATGCCTATATAGAATGGCCTGGTTATGGCATCCTAAGCCGAGAAGACAAAACAACAGGAAACTATATAACAACCTCTTACCTGGAGCAATGGAAGACAGCCTCACAAGTAACAGGCTATTATTGGGGTTTATGGCAGCTCTTAAACGAAAAACCTTTCGGAATTCTTATGAACATATGCTCGAAGCGTAAACGCAAAGAGCCTTCAGCCATGTATCATAGACAGCTTGAAGAGCGTGAAGATCATTATGTAGAATCTTTTATAAAAGATACTATTCTTATAGCTGATTCATTAAGAAATCAATGGAGTCACTGGACGTGGCCTAAGATAGGTGAACGTGTCTATATGCAATGCTCAGGTGGTATAGGTAAGTCACCTTGTCCTTACCTGACACTTTGTCTATCAGGAATAGATCCTGAAAATTCAGATGATTCTGAATATGACTTTTCACAATTCTATACCTGGAGAGATAAATGGACTCCCTGGGAAAGAGACTCAGATAAGGTAGTTTAGAGAGGAGATTTAAAATGCCTGAATCTTTAGAAAAGTTAGAAATAAGTTATATAACATTATTAAAATTACCCATATCTAAACGTATTTATGTTCAATCAGAACTAATTGCTTTAAGAGATCACATAGCTTATTTAACTGGTGAAGATATAGAAGAAGTCCAAAATAAATTTGAAGCTCTTGTGGAGAAAAAAGAGACTAAAGGAGACACTAAAATGGCTAATATCCTCAAGATTGTAACCACACCTACGGTAGTAGAGGCAATTATTCTAGGGGCCGTTATTATAGCCTTTTCTATAATCCTTTACGCTATTTTAACAAGCTAAGATTAATCTATGAAAACTCTTAAATACACACAATGTAACCATTTAAGAGTTAATACACACAAAAAAGGAGAAATAGAATGGAAATTATAGCAAAAACGAACAAAGGTTGCCTGATTTCTGCAACTAAAGACGAGGCCAACGAGATACTAAGATCTGTCAATGGTAAAGCTCCAGATAAACTAGAGATAGGCCAGAAGATCCCAGCAATCGACTATGCAGCAACCATTACAAAGGTAACAACCTTAGGAGAAAGTTATACCTATACACAACTTTGCTTAAAAGTTAATGAACTTGTAAAGACATTAAAGACTTTAGATATAGCTATTAGTAACGCTAGCCTTCTTGACCTGTCCTGATCCAACAACCGAGCTGTTTAACCCTCGGCTTGCCTGTAACCGCAGACCGAGCTTTTCCCTTTAAGGGAGGAGGGTTCCGAGGGTGGTTGCGTCTGGCGTCGGTCGGCGCTGAAGCACCTTCCGCCGCTCGACAGGCAAAACGAGTTAAATACCCACAATGTAACGATTTAGGAGGTGTGATTATGGAGGTTCAGTTTTATAACCTGTATTGTGACAAATGTGAAGACTCTGGATTTCGTTTGTTGCCCTCGGAGGATGTACAAGTAACACTCGATCTAAGAGACGGCTCATACCTTTTTAAGGCAATATGCCCTGTATGCGGAGACGAGATATATAATACCCGAAGAGGAAATAGTGTATAAAAAGGGCGAGCGGACGCAGCTTGCTGCGGACGCAAGGCCGGAGACGTAACCACGCCCGAGGCCTCCTCTCCGCCTTCAAGGGAGAAGCTCGGTTGAGGCTAAACGAGAAACGGGGGTAAAAAGGCTCGGTAGGCGAGGAGCGGCATAACATAAAACTGTTAAATCGCCACAATGTAACCATTTAGGAGAGGAAAATGGACGATACGGTAAACAATTTAACGGTAGAAATGTAGCCGAACTTTTTGGTTATCAGGCGGCGGCAATAGAAGCTTTGGCAAATGCACTAAGAGAAATATTAGAAGAGAAAGGAAATTAAAAATGTATCAAAAATGCCCAGTTTGTGACGGTACAGGACTTGTGTCAAAGCCTCCAGGAGTGGCAGGGGACCAGGAGACATGGATAAGCAGTAACACAGGGCCTTATACTTGTAGAGTCTGTGGGGGTAGCGGACTAATATTGTCGCCTTCTCAAGAAAGGTTAAAAGGAGGTGAATAGCAGATGTCTAATCTTAATTACCAAACGATATTAGATACAACGAAGATGATGCGAGAAACTTTAAACTCAACTTCTTTATTAAGACCTAAAATGGACAAGACTTAATTTTCTGTCACCCTATTTTAGCTTTGAAATTGAGGCAAGACATAGCTTCTAAAAAGGAGAAATAAAAACATGGACCATCTAGCAAATGCTATACCAGCAAAAGATTTAAAACTATCTGAGAATTACAAAATCAAAGTAGCCTTAACAGGTCCTTCAGGATCAGGTAAGTCAACAGGTTTTACAACTATGCCTGGAAATATACTTGTCATAGATTATGATGGACGAAAAGAGACGTATGAAGGCTATCCTAATGTAGATGTCCTTCCTTGCGAGCATCCAGACCCTTTGTCACCTAAAGCCTGGACAATGGCTGAAGAAATAAGGAAAGAGATAGTTAAGAAGGTAAAAGACAAGACTTTCGATTATGACTCTGTTATTGAAGATGGCTTGTCGAGTCTCTTATCTATCTGTATGCGTTGGTGTTTGTTGCTGGACCCTAAAAGAGGTCTCGGTGGTGTTCCAGCAATGCAACATTATCTACCTCAAATGGTAAAAGTAGCCGATCATATTAAGTCTTATATAAGTCTCCCTATTCACTATGGTCTTGCTATGCACTTAGAGATCATAGAGGATGAAGAGATGGGCGGACTTAAATATCTGCCGAAGGCTACAGGAAAAATGAGGACGGATATACCTAATTGGTTCAATGAGAGCTATTTTTGTTGGAGAAAAGACAGTGAGGATAAAAAGACAGAGTATTTTTGGAATACTTCTGGCACAGGCAAATGGGATTTTTTAAAAAGTACTTTGAATAGTCAAGGAAAAAATTGGAATGATCCTATTAGAGTAGATTTAAATAAAGAGCCAGCAGGATTCAGGCTTCTTTGGGAAAAACGATTTAAGACGAAAGGGACTAAAAATGATAAAAACAGAGCGTAAGAAGTTTGCAATAAAATTAACTGAGGATCTTTTAGGGACTGTAACCAAAGATGCTGAAGTTTATAGGAAGTTCGTTCTGTCTAAGCATCTAAAAGAAGAGGATAACTTGGATGTAGAGAAGCTAAAAGAAGAGATGGAAACTGTAGAAGATACGGGAGAGAAGGGAGCTACAGGATTTCATTCGGATGAGCAAGGTATTTTTATTTATGACTATATGCTCCGAGGATTTCTGAAATGTGGTTGTGAAGTTGCTATGGCATCAGGAGCTATAAACAAAATTGTCGCATATAAAAAATGGATAGATCTTTTGGTTTTTGTTAAGCCACGAAAGTTACGTTTTAGTGATGAAGATACTAATACTTATCTTCAAAAACCAGATGGTGAGCTTACTAGGCCTATTCGTACTATAACACCAAAAGGCCCAAGAGTTGCCTTGCTTAAAAGTGATCATGTAAAAGCTGGAAGAGTTATTATTTTTGATATAGAGCTTATTAAAAATAGCAAAGGTCTTACTTGGAAGGTATTAAAAGAAATCTTATATTACGGCACTTTTGTAGGACTTGGTCAATGGCGAGGTAGTGGTGGCTACGGTAGGTTTGAAGTATTAGATGATGAGCAAGAGTAAAGTTAAGCTGTGCGTAGCCAAAGTTAAGAAGGGTGTTGCAAAGGCTCTGTGATGCGTTGTAAAGGTAGCTTAAAGTACAGTAACGTCCTGTAAAGGCATGGTGAAGCATACTGAAGTAAAGCCCAGTTAAGGTCATGCAAAGCAATGTAAAGGCAATGTATCTTAAAATAAAGGTAATGTAAGCTACAGCATAGGTGATGTGGCGTGGACTGATGCTTTGGCGAGAATTAAAAAAGAATAGGAGGTGATATCATGTAAACTTTTAAATCAACACATTGTAACCATTTGCGAGTTTATTAACCTTTAAACAGAGGAGTTTAAAATGACTGTATTTACTTTACCCAAGGATGCGGACAGCATTGAGGAAGCAGTACTATTGCCGGAGGACTTTTATAATTGTGTTATCATCAAGGAACCTGTGCTTAAGCCCAATAAAAAGATGGAGGCGGGTCTAACTGAAGAAGAAGGTGCAGGTTATAATTTGTTGGTGTCTGTTAAAACTGAAAGTGATGATCCTGAATTTGCCGGCAGGTGGTTCACACTATATTTTGGCTGGCCTACTTTGGCTGACGAGAATAAAAGAGATATGAGAGGTAACAAGATCTCAGATAAAAAAATAGAAGCCATCGCAAAGTTTGTTACAGCCTTTGGAGGTTCCGTAGAAGGCACGGATATAATCTTAAGTGAGAATCTTCGGGGTCAAGGCTATGTTCTTCAGGAGATAGATTCTAGGTCGAATGCTCTAGTAAATAATATATCTCCCTTTGGGATCTTCAAAGCAATCGAATAACATAATTTTTAAAAGAAAGAAGACAAGAGGGGGAGATCCTTTCTTGTCTTCTTTCAAGGAAAGTCAAATGTCTAAAGAAAAAATAATACAAATTAGAGTTCCTTTGGGTTTATACGAGGAATTCTATCGAAGATTCTCACAAAAAGGAGAACAAAAACTGGTTTTACTTCGTTTAGTTGAGTTGGCTATTGAATTATCTGATCAAAAAGCTTGTTTTATTGACCTTATAAGAGAGACAGCTCTTGAACTTTACGGAAAAGGCGGGTAACTAATGGACAGCTTAAAAAGAATGCTTAAACCAAATCCAAGTGACTTAACTTTGGAGGAGATAGTTGAGCAAATTGTGATGCCTGAACGAGAAAGAGTGACAAAACTTTTAATTGATTGGAGAGCCTCAAGGTCGAGGAAACCTTTAAAGAAAAGAGGGGAAGCTAAATTAACTCAGAAAAAGTTAACTAAAATTAAGCAGTTAGCTCTAACTGAACTAGCCCAAGAATTAGGCGTGAGTGTAGACAAACTAAAGTCTATCACATCAGGAGAAAAGAAATGACAGAAGTAGAGAACCAAGAACTTTTGAAGGAGACTAATAAGGTATATTCCAGTAGCCCAGAAAATATAACTGTTCTAGAAGGCAGACAAAGGCGAGAATTTAGTTCAAAGGAGATTAGAAGACTGGCTGATTCTATAAAAGACAAAGGTCAAAAGTCTCCTGGTGTCTGCTGTAAAGATGGGGATAAGCTGATTCTTGTTTTTGGAGAAAGGCGACTTCGAGCCTGTAGCTTATTAGGTCAAGAGTTTCTCTTTATGCTAGAGCATGAAACAGATCCGATAATTTTAGAGGAGATTCAACTTGAAGAGAATACTCATAGGGTCGATCTTTCTTGGTTAGAGCAAAACAACGCTATACGTAAATTGCATGCTTTAAAACAAGAACAGAAGGGAGTGGCAGGGAAAGGTAGAACTGGTGGTCATGGCATAAAAGATACGGCAGAACTGGTTAATTTTAGCCCGAGTAAGGTTTCGCAGGCCATAGAACTCTCGGTATTTGCTGAGAGTTATGACGAAGTAAAGGAAGCCAGCACCGAGGCTGAGGCAAAGAAAATTGTTAAGAGATTAAATGAAAATTTTATCAGAAAGCAAAGATTAGACGAAGCAACAGAAAGAATTCAAGAGAAAGAAAAGACAGAAAAGGTTGAGGTAACAGCCGAAAGTATGTTAGATACACAACTTGAAGAATATAAAAAACATTTAATAAATGGGACAATGGAAGATATTCTTCCAACATTTCCTGATGAATCTTTTGATATAGTCTTTTTCGACCCTCCTTGGGGAGTGGACTATGATAGGATGGCTAGAGATAGGGCAAATAAGAACGCTATAAATGACGAAGCTATGACGGCACAGGAATTTGAGATTTTCTTGTTGAATCAATTTAAACTTATATACAGTAAAATGGCCACACATTCTCATTTGTATGTCTTTTTCCCTATTACAAGAATCCAGGTAGTCTATGACGCCTTAGAGGCAACAGGATTTCAGGTTTCTCGAATACCTACAATCTGGCACAAGAAAGGAGCTCATACGCAAAGACAGACGGACTTGGAACCAGGAAGATCCTATGAACCTATAGCCTATGCCAGGAAAGGTAAAAAGGTATTAGCTGAGAAAGGTGTGGCAGATATGATTATCACTCCTATGATGACAGCTAAACTTAAGCAAAGCCATCCGACAGCTAAACATCCTGATCTATATTTAAAGCTACTACAAAGATCTGCTATGCCTGGAGATAAAGTCCTTGACCCTATGATAGGTAGTGGGATGCTTGGTGTGGCTATAGAGGTTCTTCAAAGAGAGTTAGCTCTCGAATGGACAGGAATAGAAATGAGTGAAGATCATTGTAATCTGGCTCTAGCCAATCTTGTTATGGGTTATCATAATTTACTTAATGATAAAACAGCTTTTACTTTTCCAAAGAAGGAAAAAGGAGATTTTAAAGAGCTTATTCCGAGCACCCCTGAATGGTCAAAACATTGGAGAAGCTTTCCAGAGGACCAAGAAGATATGTTGGAGTTTGCTAAAACCTATTACGAGGAGAATGAGAAATGAGAGAGATAACCTATTTAGCCTCACCTTATACGCACGTTTCTGAGGTTGTTATGCAGGAAAGATATGAGCGAGTAAGGAAATTTGTCTACTTAGCACTTAAAAGAGATGTTGTTTACTTTTCTCCTATTATCTACTATCATCCTATGGCTAGAGAATATAAGATGGAAGTTGATTTTTCTGTTTTTGCCCAAGCAAACTTCGCTTTTCTTGGTCGCATGGAGAATATGGAAGTTCTTTTATTGCCTGGCTGGAAACAAAGCGACGGAATAAGGCAAGAACTTAAAAGAGCTCAATTACTCAACCTTAGTGTTATTTATGTTACTATTCTAGAGGAGACGGAGGACACTCAAAATGTACGATATAGTATTCGACCTTGAAACAACTGGAGTAGACCTTCTTGTAGATTTACCTGTGCAAATAGCATTCTTGATAGCTAATGATAAAGGAATGGTTCTTGCAAAAGGATCTGATTACTTAAAAGAGTTTAGTACACCTACACACCCAATAGCTGAGCGAGTTCATGGGATTACAGATGAGGTGAAAAGAACTCAAGGTAAAGACCCTAAAAGTATAGCAGAACACTTTAAATATATGCTTAAGCAGTATCAACCAGCAAGACTTATTGGTTACAATAGTATTAATTTTGACTACCCTATATTCACTCACTGGATGTGCAAATACGTTCCAGGAAAATATAAGTTACCTGTTTTTTGTCAGCTTGTAGATGTTATGCACTTAGGTGGCCTTTACCTAAAGTCAGGTAAATGGCTAAAGCTTAAGGCTATGGCAGAGCGATTTGGTATAGATACCTCAACGATCAATTGGCATGATGCTCTTGCTGATGTAGAAGTCACTTATGAGATCTGGAAAAAGATAAAGAGCCAAATGACCTTTTAGGAGGTGAATATATGTTAATTGTCCATAGCATAAAAGTAATAGAAACTCACGATAACCAAAAATATAGAGTATTGCAACAACCTATATATTATCGAGACATCGCCCCAGTAATAGGGAAATATAACACTGGAAAGGAGATTTTAGAAGTTACTACTGAGGCTGTTCAAGGGAGACGTTTTGTTAATTATAACGGAATAGAAGTTAGAATTGGATGGGACAGACAAACACAACAAGCTTTAGGATTACCATTCGAAGTTTTTAGACGCCAAGAAAAACGGCGGGAAAGTGACTATAAAGAAAACGCAAAACTGAGAAAAAGGATTCGAGAATTAGAGGAGGTAACTTTTTGGAAGAAGACAAGAAAACTAATAAGCTCGTTTAAAAACTTTAAGAGCCAAATACACACATTGTAACCATTTAGGAGGTCGAAATGTTACACCAACTTAGAATAAGGCCATATTATTTAGGTCATATCCTTGAAGGTAAAAAAACTTTTGAGGTCAGAAAAAATGATAGGGATTTTCAGGTAGGAGATAAAATCAGGTTCCTATCTTTAGATGACGAAAATTATAATACTTATATCGATTCATTTCCAATCCCAGATTATTTGATTACATACATCTTATCTGGTTCTGATGGTTTGAGTAAAGATTACGTGTGTCTAGCTATTATAGCTGATATTAATTAGGAGATTCTTATGCAAAGACTAACAAGTAGTATTGTTCCTCCTATGGGGCCTCTTGATGCTAGGCTTCTTTTTATTGGCGAAGCCCCAGGAGCAGAAGAAGACGAGGCACTTGAGCCTTTTAAGGGGGGTGCAGGCAGACTTTTAAATAGCTGTCTTAAGAATGTTGGAATAAATAGAAGTGATTGTTTGATAACAAATGTTTTTTCTCAACGGCCCCCAAAGAATAGTGTTAAGTATTACTATCAGGGGACCCAACCAACGGCAGAAGGTCAGGAGCATATAGAAGCTCTGCGAGAATGGTTAGAGCAGATCCGTCTTGAAGATGGCCCAAAAGTTATATGCGCTTTAGGTGCTACAGCTATGAAAGTTTTGACGGGAAGAAAAAGGATAAACAAATGGCGAGGCACTGTTCTTCCCTGTACTCTGGCTGAAGGTTTTCTTGTTTATCCCACATACCACCCTAGCCATGTCATGAGGTTACAACAAGAGCCTCGACAAGCTTTGATGGGAGAAAAGAAAAAGCAGCAAGACAATATCATGCCTGTCTTTCTTTTAGACCTACAGAGAATTGACTATTTAAGTAAGGTAGGAAAGGTTCCTAGTTTAGAAAGATCGCATGTTATTAATCCAACCTGCGAAGAGGTGGTAAGTCAACTCCGAACTTATGGCCATGCCCCTATGGTCGCTTGTGATATTGAGACTGTAGTAACTCACGCTGGACCCATCCTATGGTGTATAGGTTTTGCTTCAAATCCTTTAGAAGGTTTTGTGATTCCGTTCTTGAAGGATAGAAAGTTCTGTTGGTCTTCTAAAGAAGAGGCAAAGATTCTGTACGAGATAAGTTTGCTCTTTCGAAATCCTTCAGTCCAGAAAGTATTTCACAACGCCGCTTATGACCTTGGCGTACTTGGAAGATATTATAATCTAGTTTGTGCTCCTGGCAGTGTCGAAGATACAATGCTTTGTCATCATGCCTCTTATCCTTTTATGTACAAGTCTTTAAATATGCTTACTTCTCTATATACATGGGAGCCTTATTATAAAGACGAACGAAAAATAAGCATGACTACTGGGGTTAGTGATGAGGCTGAGTTTCTCTATAACGGCAAAGACTGTTGTGTAACAGCCGAGCTTTGGTCTATCGTTAAGAATATAGCCAAAGAAGAGTCGACATGGTTGGGCTATAGAAGGACAATGGATCAGTTAGGTAGTAGACTCGGTATGGAAATTAGAGGGGTTAAAATAGACAAGGAGAATAAAGCTAAATTACAAGCTGAATTTGATTCAAGAGCGGCTGAGGCAGAAAGGACTATCAAAGAAAGTTTTAATGACGAATCTGGACCAGGCTTAATGGATATAAACCTTAACTCTTCTCAACAAGTAAACCGTTTAATCTATGGCTATTTAGGTATGCCTATTCAGTATCATCATAAGACAAAAAAACCTTCAACAGATAGAGACGCTTTGAATAAACTTAAAAGAGCCTTCCCTGATAATAAGATTCTTAAAGCTTTGCTAGATTATAGAAAGTTTAGTAAGCTATCTCAGACCTATGCTTCTATGGAACTCGGAGAAGACAATAGGGCTAGGACTTCTTATTCTCTTGTCTCAACTTTTCGCTTGAACTCCTCTAAAAGTCACTTTGGAGGTGGGGGTAATCTCCAGGCTATTCCTGTAAGAACCGAAGAAGGAAGGATGGTGAGGAAGCTTTTTGTTCCTGATCCTGGTTTAGTTCTTTTAGCCTGCGACTTGGCTCAAGCAGAAGCTATGGTCGTAGCTTGGCTAGCTGAGGATATAAAGCAAATAAACGATTTTTTAGTTGGCAAAGATTGTCACTGGGAAAACGCTAAAAGTATATTTGGTATTCCAGGAGAACGGGAATATGTAAAGACAGAGCTTTATAGAGATCCTTTCACCAGCCAAAAACATCCACTAAAGTTTTTTAGAGATCTGGCTAAAACTATTGTTCATGCCTCTAATTATCTCATGGGGCACAGAATGTTACAGACTATTTTGGTTCGCCAAGAAGTTTATCTCGAAGAGAAGGTTTGTAAACAAATGCTTACAGCACGCAAAATGAAGAGTCCTATGATACATAATTGGCAGCAGAAAACAATAGGAACTTTGAAAAGGACAAGGACGCTTATAACACCCGAGCCTTTTAAAAGAAAAAGAGTCTTTAGAGGCCGACTAGATCAAAGTCTCTTTGCTAGTGGTGTAGCCTTTGTACCTCAAAGCACAGTAGGAGAGATTCTTGAAGAAGGTATCCAAAAGATTCACGCCAAGATGGATTACGTTAACCCTCTTCTTAATGTTCACGATGAGGTTATAGTTCAACTGAAGAAGGAAGATATCCCAAGGGCTATAAAAGACATAAGAAAGAGGCTTTCTATTCCTCTGCAGATACACGGAAGAGAACTTATTATTCCTTGCGATTTTAAAACTGGTCCTTCCTGGGGCGACTTGGAGGAGATAAATGAATAATGCAAAATTCGAGAAAGCTGGAAAATTGGTTAGAGAGTCTGGCCGAATTTGTGGAAGAGACAGAGTCACCAAGGCACTTTTGGATGTGGAGTGGCCTATTCACCCTAAGCTCAACGTTGCAAAGGCGAGTTTGGTTGCCTTATGGTTTAGATAATTTATACCCTAATCTCTATGTGTTAATCGTAGCTCCACCAGGTAAATGCAGAAAAGGTTCTCCTGCTTCTTTAGCTAAAAAGCTCTTGCAGGAGATAGAAATACCAACAGCAGTAGATTCGAGTTCCAAAAGGGCGTTGACAAAAGAACTTGTCGCTGTTTCTAAGACACAGAGCTTTGAACTTGAGGGAAAAAACATGGTACAAGCCCCTTTAGCTATTGTATCAAAAGAAATGAGCTCACTTTTAGCCATTGATCCTAAAGCTATGATTGAAGTTCTTACAGATCTTTATGATTCAGCAGATCAATGGGATTATAAAACATCAGGCGAGGGTCAAGATTTTGTTCGAGGCGTCTGTGTTACTTGCTTTATAGCCACGACACCTACTTGGTTCTCAATGAACCTTCCACCTGAAGCTATAGGAGGAGGTTTTACGACGAGATTTGTAATTCTTTATGGTTATGAGAAGTATAAATGGATAGCTATTCCTCCAGAACCTGATGAGGAATTAAGAAAATTATTACTTCACGATCTTAACGCTATAGCTATGTTGAAAGGTCCTTTCAGTTGGGGTAAAGGAACAGAAGCTTATTTTGGTGACTGGTACGCTACAATTAAGGATAAAATAAAGAAGACAAAAGATGAAAGACTACATGGCTCACTTGAAAGGTTACACATAAACTCACTTAAAACTGCTATGGCTTTAAGGGTGGCTTACTCAAATGAGTTGATCTTGACAATAGACGATTTAGCGAGAGCTATCACTTTAGTTGAAGACGCCTTAGAGACAACCTCAGACGCTTTTGGTGGTCATGGAGAAGCCGTGAATGCCGTGAAGATAGAAAGGGTACTAACACAACTTAAGACTAGTGGGAAACTGAGTTTAGAACAACTACTAAAACTTAACTTTAGAAACATTGAGTTGTCTGTGATGGATGAGATTCTTGAGACACTTAGCAAGATGGGAACAATAAAAGAGAGGGTGACTGAGAAGGGTCAAAGGATTTTTACCTGGACTGGTAAGTAAAAAGGAGGTTTAAAATGGGCTTAAGAAAAAGACGGAAAGAAGAAGAACAAGCAGAAAGAGTAAGGATAGAACAGCAATTTAAATCGAAGCTTAAATCTGAACTTAAAGCCGAGCTTAAAGTTGATATTTATCCTATTGTCGAGAAATTATGTAAAGAGCTTGTTTTCGAATTATTTACAGATATGCCATTTTCAGATCGAGTTCACTTAGGTTATGGAAGGTATCAAGAAATAAGAACAGTCAAAGGAAACATAAAAGATAGTATTTTAGGTTTTGTCAAAGAGGAAATTAATACTATATGCGCTAACCAAACTGAGGCCCATATTGACGGTGAGGTTTTTTTAGACTCAATTATCGATAGAATCAAAAGAAAACAACTATAAAGGAGACTTAAAATGGACTTAAAAGAAGAGCAGATTTATTATCAAGCAAATAAATTTTGGGGAGAACACGTAATAAAGGAGACCTTAAATAGTTGCCTTAAACTCGCTTTGGAGCTTAACAAATTACAGGATACTAGGACTTTTGCTGAGGAAAAACTAGCTGAAGTTTTAGTAGCCTGCGAACGCCTGAGTCTTATTTTTGATCCAGAAGAAGTAGAAAAATGGAAAGAGCAAAAATTAAAAACTCTAGATATAGCTATCAAAAAAGAGCAGGATATTTATAATACAGCAATTTGTGTTCAGCCTATGGTTTACAAAGGAGACTTAAAATGACAATTAACTCAATAGGAATGCCAAGTGTGTCAGAATTACAGCCTGAGCCCTATAGACTTCAAGTAGGAGATCAATTTGCTACTCGAAATCCTATGGCCCTTGGTCGAGCCATTAATACTGTTCAGACAGTCGTCTCTCGCGATGGTAAGTCTACCTACTCTCATGCAGGACTTATCTTGAACAGTAGTGGCGCAACTTTTGAGGCTTTATGGACAAACAAACAGCAGAACTTGTTTGAAGCCTATGAGGGAAAAAGGGTTGTTATTGCTCGATGTAACATGGTCTCAATTCCTACTTGGAGAACTATTGTTGGAAAGTTAGTAGCAGAAAGAGGTGGTAAATGGTATCCAGGTTACAGATTACCTTTCCAACTAGTGCCACCTTTAGCTAAGTACCTAACCTTCAAAGGTAAATTTCTT